CTGCTAAGATGGAAAGTCAAAGTAAAGTTATTGTTGCAGAAGCTAACAGTCAATCTTATGCCGCTCGAAACTGGCGTCCGCATTTGATGTATTGCTTGATGTTAACATATCCTATGAATTGGATTGTATTTCCTTTATTACGTGGCTTCGGTATTGATATTCCTGTATTACCTATTCCTACCGAGTACTGGACTGTGTTATCTATTGGCCTAGGTGGTTACATAGGTGTTGAAGGTATCAAACAATACTCAGCAGCTAAGTTTAACAGTGAAAAGTATTTCAAAGTCTTAAGAGAAAGATTGTTTACAAATGGCATGACACAAGAACAAGTTGATGCATTAAATCAGGCGCTCGAAGAGGCTAAGAAGTAATAATGGAACCTAGTTGGGATGTCATCAAAGGTACAATTCAATGGTTGATATACCCACTTCTTACGGGACTTGTTTATTTTTGTAAAGACTACTTTGGGCGTGTTAAAACCTTAGAGACAGATTTAATATTAATGAAGTCAGAAATGTTTGGTGAAATAGCATCTTTAAAAGTTAGAATGGCAGTGCAAGAAGCAATGATATTAGAAATTAAAGATGATATAAAGGAAATTAAAGTGGGAGTTACAAAATTGGTGGATCGTGTCCATGGGTAGAAAGACTAAATACAAACCTCGATATGCTAAGGAACTTCTTAACGGCATTAGAGCAGACATCGATTTAGAATACTTCCAAAAGACTGGCAGAGAGTATAGTTGGTCAATTGAACGCCTGTGCTGGAGATGGGGTATCACGGAGCAGACCTATCGAAACTGGGTTGAAGAATTCACAAGCTTTCGTGAAGCTCATGAGAAAGGTATCACAGACTATAAGATGTATTGGTTAATGAAGATTGAAGACGGTGTAGCATTAGGGAAATCTGCTAATGGTTCCTTATTAAAGTTGATTGCCGCTAATGTCCTCAACTGGTCGGATAAGAAAGAAGTACAACAAAAATCTGAAGAGAAGATTCACAGAGTATTAATTGAAACTGTTGAACCCCGACTTATAGAACAACAGCAAAGTAATGTAATTGACATAACTCCAGAATTGAAACAAAAATGAAAGACATAAAATTGAGTCTTCTTAGTTACCAGATAGAATTTTTGAAGAAACAAGAAGAAGCTTTATATTGTGCCTTTGTGGGTGGTGTAGGGAGCGGCAAGAGTTACACACTATCTGTAAGCGCTTTTCTAGATGCCTTACATAGCCCAGATGCTTTGATAGGTATCTACGGTCCCACCATAGCCCACGTACGTGATGTATGTATGGCTTACATATTAAACCTCTTATCCAAACATGGGTTTATAAAAGATAAAGATTTCTTTGTTAATAAAAATGAGATGAAAATCATTTCAAACCATAAGCAAATAGGAAGCTTCATTTTTAAATCTATGGATGACCCGGCAGCTATTATAGGTTATCAAACATATACAGCTCACGTAGATGAATTAGATACAATGCCTGAAGATAAGGCCGAACAAGCTTGGCATGCAATACAAGCACGTACAAGACAATGGCCAGAAGGTTTAGACAACACTGTCATGACTTGGGACAGAGAAACAAAAACATTTGAACCACGCAATAAGATATGTGCTTATACAACCCCAGAAGGATTTAAGTTTACATATAAGACTTGGGGTAAGAACATCGAAGGTTCAGACACATATGATGCTGAATACCAAATAATAAAAGGTAAGACTAAAGACAACCCATTTAATGCATCCTCTTACTTCAAGAACATGCTTAAGAAATACCCAGGGCCTTTAGCTAAAGCTTATCTTGAAGGGGACTTTGTAAATCTTCAATCAGGCACAGTATATTACGCATTCAACCGCGAAGTGCACAACAGTGAAGAAGAAATAAGACCTGGCGAGACATTGTGTATAGGTATGGACTTTAACGTAGGTAAGATGGCAGCTTGTATCTTTGTTAAGCGCCAAGGTGGTTTAGAATGGCACTGTGTTGAAGAGATATCAGATGTTTTAGATACCCCCGATTTAATACAAATTATTAAAAGCAGATGGCAAGATAAAGGCCATAATATTACAGTGTATCCAGATAGCACAGGTAAGAATAGAAGTGCTTCTAACGCTAAAGTAAGTGAAAGCTCAATTGCACAGCTTAAAGAAGCTGGTTTTATAATAAGGGCTAAGACAAAGAACCCATACGTGACTGACAGAGTGTCAGCAGTTAATAGAGGGTTTAGCGAGAGTAGAATATTTATTAATATATATAAATGTCCTCAAACTGCTGAATGTATAGAACAACAAGCTTATGATAAGAACGGAAAACCAAACAAAGACACAGGGCATGACCATCAAAATGACGCATTTGGATACCCTATAGCATATGAAATGCCTTTACGAAGAAAACTATTTAGTGTACCTATTAGGTGGGCAATTTAATGACAGTTAACTTTACTCACCCTGAGTATGACAAGATTAAAAATAAATGGAAGTTAGTCCGTTCTATTGTTAACAATGATGCAGTAGAATACATTCGAGTAGTAGATAAAGACGACACAAGACGTAGTGAACAATATCGACAGGATGCTATATTAACTAACTTTACACGTTTAACAGCTGCTGGGTTAACGGGCTTAGTGTTTCGTAAACCGGCAACAATAGAATTACCAACAGAGCTTCAATACTTACTAGATGATTGCACAGGTTATGATTTTGGTTTAGAACAGCTTAGTCAACAAGTTACATTCGATATACTACAAACTGGTAGATGTGGGTTGCTTGTAGATGCCCCAACGCAAGTAGGTGGTTCAGCTTTATTCAAGTTCTACACAGCCGAGACAATTATCAACTGGCGTTATGAAGAAATAAACGGTAAATATAAACTAGCTCTTGTTGTGTTAAAAGAATATGAAGTGATAGTTGATGATGATGGCTTTGGAATGGAGTTCCGAGATAGGTACAGAGCTTTACGACTAGTTGACGGCATCTATTATCAAGAACTCTATAACTGTGACTTTGAACTAATAGAGTATATTGTACCAGTAGATTATTACGGAAATGCTTTAGGTGAGCTACCTTTCAGCTTTATAGGTTCAGAAAACAATGATGCATGGATGGATAGTATACCACTTTATGACCTAGCGATATTAAACCTCGGTCATTACAAGAACAGTGCCGATGTTGAAGAAACAAGTTTTGTATCTGGGCAATTAATGCCTGTTATCAATGTTGGTGAATCTAGTGCGGAAGACTTCAAAGCTTCCAATCCTAATGGTATTGTAGTAGGCAGTAGAAGTGGTGTTGTAGTGCCGGCGGGTGGGGATTTTAAATTCGTCCAAGGTCAACCAAACATCCTACCAAGAGAATTGCAGAAAGATAAAGAAGCTCAAGCTGTAAGTATAGGTGCTCGATTCATTGCACCAGCAGGAGCAGGTAGAGAGACAGCGGAAGGTGCTCGCATACGCATGGGTAGTCAAAACAGCAGCTTGTATCAGCTTACAAAGAACATTAGCTTAGCGTTTGAATGGGCCTTGTGGTGGACAGCACTGTTTGTTATGGAAAACCCTACAGATTCAGAGTTTGTATTAAATGACCAATTCTATGAAGAAACAGCAGACCCACAATTAATAGCTCAAGAGATTATGTTATTTGACCGTGGGATTATGAGCAGTCAAGAAATACGAGACAACTTAAAAAGAGATGGTGTGACATTAGAAAATAAGTTAATCATTGTTGATCCATTAGCTGGTGTAGAAGATGTCCCTGCGGAATGATTTGAGTAAGCATCAAGTGTTCTTACAGAGATTAACAGGTACAGAATATAAAAGTATTATGTCTTACCTTGAACAACTACAGAAAACAGCAGGTAAACACTTAGATGCAAACCTCGCTGATAAAGAACTAAAACAAGCATTAAGAAGTGTCACAAAAGGAATGAAGGACACAGCAATACAAAACATGACAGACTTTGCAGAATATGAAAGTAAGTTTAGTGCAAAGACAATAAGTAAATATACAGAAGATGCATTAGAAGCAGTGGATGCGGATAAATTAAAGAAAGCTTTAACAACGAATAATATGGCAGTTAATGCTAACGTTGAGAAAGGTACAAAGAAGAGTTTAGACACAGCTTATAAACAATTTGCACAACGTAAAGCTGATGAGATAACCCAAGTAATAAAAGATGGAAGAGTGTTGGGGTTAGCAGCTGATGAGATAAAGGACAGTGTAGCGGCTAGGGTATTAGGACTACAGAGTACTCAAGCGAGGTCTCTAGCAGCAACAGCAGTGAATTTCACCACTAATCTAGCTCGTACAGAAACACTATTTGCTAATAAAGAAATAGTCCCGATGGTGATATGTCGACTAGGTGATGCTTTCGAGCACACAGATTATTGTCTAGGGGTGGCAGATACAGTACACGAACTAGGAGATGAGCCAAGCTTTCCAGCCCACTATGGATGCGTATCATACACGGAGCCGTATTTAGATGAGTGATCAATGGCTAGCTTCACAACCGATAGAGCTACAACAAGAGATACAGGACGTTAAGAAGTATATTAAAATACCTTGCACGCTGCAAGAGTTAGAAGAGTTAGACAACCTTTTTATCAACCATGGGCAGAGCCCAGGAGTAGTAAGCAATGAGTGATGCAGAGCAAAACTTAACAAACGAGGAAAACTCGGTAATTGAAACAAAACAAGAATTAGATTACAAAGCTCTTTATGAGAAAGCTCAATCAGATATACAAAAGATTGCAGCTAAGAAAGATGAGCTTTTAAATGAAACTAAGCAAGCTAAAGCAGAGAGGGAAGCAGCTAAACAAGCAGCACTTACCCAGTCTGAAAAGAATGGAGAATTTGAAAAGCTTTGGCAAGCTACTAAGAAAGAAAAAGACGAACTAGTACAAAGTTTGCAACAGTACAAACAATCAATAAGAAATGAAAAGTTACAAGTTAACGCAATGAGAATTGCAACAGAATTAGCAGATGGTGATAATGCCGAGCTGTTAAGTGAGTTTATAGTAAGGAACTTAGATAAGATGGCAGATGACACAGGAGCACTGAGTGCTGATGTGATTGAAGCTGTTAAGGATGAGTTCAAAGGCAACAACAAGTACAAAGCCCTCTTGAGAGGCAGTAAAGCAGCTGGTGGCGGTGCTCCTGGTAATGCTAAAGCAGCACAAGAAACAAGTACAAAAGAAATGAACTTAACTGAGTATAATAAGTTAACCCCACAAGCCAAGCTTGAGTTTTCAAAGCTAGTGCAAGTTGGTAAAGCTGTTTTGCTCTCTCAATAGAATAGGAAATATTTTAAATGGCTAATACATTCGGAACTCTCGTTACCAGTGTCCAAGCAAATTTGGATACAGTGTTACGTGAGCAAATAGGTTACATCCCTGCAGTTTCAATTAATGCAGAGGCAGCTCAAGCGGCTATTGGGCAAGTCATTCAATACCCAATTGCACCTGTCATGGTGGCAATGGACGGAACAGCAGTATGTTGTGCTGATAATCCTTGTCCTCCTGATCAAGCATTCGGTGTAGGTAACATGGTAGTGGATCACGACAGAATCGTGAATCTGTGCTGGACAGCAGAAGAGGACAGACAAGTAAACAATAGCTACGGTTATAGTGGTGCTAACTTCAGAGACAACCAAATTCAACAAGGTATCCGCACCCTTGTGAATGAAGTTGAA